CCGCAAGAAACTATTTTGGAAGTGGAAGAAGAAGATTTGCAAAAATACCTCCAAAGAGGTTGGGAAGTGGTAGAAGAATAGTATCGTCTTTTCTCTTCGTATCTACTACTTACAATATAACAGATACGAGGTGAATACTATGATAAAATGTAAAGTGTGTGATACTGAAACGAAAAATAAAACTTATTGTTCCTATAAATGTAGAGATGCTGGATATGTAGGTCCAAGAGATCCTACAAAAACAATATATTGTAAAATATGTCAAAATAAAACAACAAACAAAGTTTATTGCTGCGAAAAATGCCAGCATATTGGTTCAAAAGTATCAAAAGTAGGCACAGAAGAAAGAAAATGTTTATACTGTCAAAATATATTTGTTATTAGACGAACAAGAAAAAATAAACTTTGTTCCCGTAAATGTTCCGATCTGCATAAAAAAAATATTATGATAGGAAACAAAAACTGTTCTCATACAGAAGAGCATAAAAAGAATATGTCTGTTTTTATGAAAGATATTTGGAAAAACGCAGAATATGTGAGACAAGTAAAGGAAGCAAGAAAGAAAACCGCAGAACTATTGGGTCATCCCATAGGCCACGGTACAGATAGCACTAAAAAAAGAGTAGAGAGTATAAAAAACTATAGTTTAGAAAAATACGGCACAGAACATCCATTTTGTTCTACGGCATTTAGACAAGAAACAGAAAATATGTGTTTAGAAAAATATGGAAAAAAATCTTACGAAATAGCATTAGAAAATATAGACGAAGAAACCATAGAAAAAAGAAGGAGAACATTAATAGAAACATTATTTGGTATTCCATATGAAGAATATGAAAATAGACTTTCAAATAAAGAAAAATATTATAAACAAGTCCGTAGAATAACCGAAAAACAACCATTGCATCTTTTAGAAAACTACGATAAAAGAGGACAGACCGGTGAAGAAGGCTGTTATCATTTAGACCATGTTATACCGATATCGTATGGCCTAATAAACAATATACCGCCTGAAATAATAGGCAACATATCAAACTTGCGTTTTATTCCTTGGTTAGATAATATAAAAAAAGGTTGTAAATATGAAAATAAAGATCAAGAAGAAGCAACATAAAAAAATTTATCCAGGATCAACTTGCCAACAGAACCATGGAGAAACAGACGATAAGGGTTTTCTTATTTGGGAAATACAAAATAAAAACCAGTTTGATGTTCGGCATATTGCTATCCCGCACCCAAAGCCATTTGTAACTATCAAACTTGATGAAAATGGCAAGTTTGATGAAACAGCCAACATAAAGACAAACGCTCGTATTCGTGTTATGGCTGATAGCAACATTTCAGCAAATGAAATAAGAAAAACACTTGATATTATCAAAGTAAAGTTTCAGCCAGAAAGTGTTGCCTTTCTAAACAAGGCAACAAGCAGAATAGATATAACAGAAACCATCAACAAGATGGAAGATCAAGATTTGCGCTCAATATCAACACAAGAAAAACTGCTTGCTGAATATCTAAAAGACTATAATCCAACAGCAGAAATATTGCAAAAAGTATACGAACTAAATAAAAAATACAATTCTATTGCCGAAGAAAACGAAGAAGTGTCCAGAAACATTCGTTGGACAATCAAGTCATTGATGTGGGACAATATGTTCAACTATGGAAAAGATAACTCAATAGATTTCCAAAAACTAAACGGTGTTGTTTCTCTAAATGGCCCCAACGGTCAAGGAAAGTCTGCTATTTTGGACTCAATGCTTTGGGGTATGCAGAATTCAACAAGTAAAAATGTTCGTAAAAATGTAAATATTATCAACCAAAACCAAGACAACTGTCGTGTTGTTGTTGATCTACTTGTTGATGACAAGCAATATACTATTGAAAGAACTGCTGAAAAATATACTAAGAAACTAAATGGAGAAGAAACACTTGAAGCAAAAACCGATGTTTCTTTTAGTGTCTGTGATATAGGAGAAAGCGAAGACTGTGAAAGGTTTGAAAAAGGTAATCTAAATGGTCTTGATCGCAACGAAACAGATAAAAATATTCGTAAAGTATTTGGAACATTGGAAGATTTTCTTTTTACTTCTATGTCTTCCCAGCTTGGTTCTCTTGACTTTATCAACGAAGGTTCAACTCGTCGTAAAGAAATACTTGGAAAGTTCCTTGATCTTGATATATTCGCTAAAAAATACAAACTTTCAAACAGTGAAGCAACAGAACTAAAAGCAGCACTAAAACGACTTGAAACAAAAAATCACGATCAAGAGATATTAGAAACATCTATAAAATTGATTGAACTAAAGGGTAAGGCACAACAACAACTTGATGAGTGCGAAGAAATAAAAAGTGAAATAAAAGTTCTAACAGAACAAATAAACAATATAAACATAGAAACTGCTTCTATGCCAAAAATAGATGTTATTGATATTGATAATGCCAAATTATCTTTAGAAAAGATATTCAGCGACATAGAAAAGTTCGGCAAAACAATGAAAGAAAATAGTGAATTTTATATAGAAAAAGAACGAGCACTTGATGTTGCTAAAAAAGTTGTTACTGGTATAAAAATAGAAGAAATAAACAAAAATAAAAATTCTATAATAGAAAAAAACAAAGAACTTGACAAGGTGTTGAGGCAAATAAATGAACTTGAAAAAGATATTCTCCGTGACAAAAAAGATATACAGATTTTGGATGAGGTCCCATGTGGAAATACTTTTCCTACCTGTAAGTTTCTTACCGGTGCCTTTCAAAAGAAAGATCAAATCGCTGATAAAAGCGATCTTGTGCTTATAGCAAACAGAAGAAAGCAAGAAATAGAAAAAACAATAGCAGAACTAAATCCAGAAGAAATAGAAAAGTCCATCTCTTCTCGCAACCTTATCTTGGAAAAAATAAGAAACATGGAAACTCTTGTCGCCAACAAGAAGCTTGAAAACGAGCAACTAAATGGCAAAATAATAGTTTCGCAAAGCATGATAGAGAAGTTGGAAGAGAAAATACAAAATTATTACAAAAACGAAGAAGTGGCACTCAAGCTAAATGAACTAACAAAAACAAAACAAAGTGTTGTTGAAAAAAACGATAAACTAACAAAACAACTAAATGTTTGCGAAACAAGTATAATAAAACTGCATCGTGAACAGGGTTCGCTGGAACAAAAGCAAACTGATCTTGAAGAGTCAAAATCAGAACTTGCTAAACTACGAGATGAATATGCTGCTATTTCTATGTTTGAAAGAGCAATGCACAGTAATGGAATAAGCTATGATATTATTCGTAAAAAACTTCCAGTTATAAATGAAGAAATAGCAAAAGTTCTTGCCAATATTGTTAGTTTTGAGATCTTTTTTGAAGATGATGGTAAAAAACTTGATATTCTTATCAAGCATCCAAAGTATGAAAAACGACCAATAGAGTTGGCAAGTGGAGCAGAAAAAAGTCTTGCTGCTATGGCTATAAGACTTGCTCTAACAAAAATAACTTCACTTCCAGTTGGTGATATAATGATATTGGACGAACCAGCAACATCACTTGACGAAGAAAATATGGAAGGCTTCACAAGAATGCTTGATATGTTAAAAGTCAGTTATAAGACAATATTGTTGATATCGCATCTCCCAGAACTAAAAGATATTGCCGACATGCAGATACTTATTAGTAATAACAATGGTTATGCACATGTGGAGGTAAAATGATAATGGCCAGACTAAAAAAAGAGTTACTTGATAAAGGCATATCAAAACTTGTTAGTAGAAAATTGCTTGTTTGGCTTGTAGCCACCGTTGGAGTTCCTTTGCAACTTATTGATGGCGAACAATGGTTACAGATAAGCATGGTTTATATTGGCTCCCAAGCAGCGAAAGACTTCATCGTAGAATATGTCAAAGCAAAAGCAGGAAACCAAAGCACACCGCCTGTATAGTGCTGTAAAAAGTGGACTGGTCATGGCCATCATATTGATGGCTGTGATCGGTCTTATTTTAGAAATAATGAGAAATAGGGAAACAAATGATAGATAAAATATTCAAAACAATAAAAAAATATTGGTATATGTTTGTTGTTCTTGGACTAACCGGACTTGTTATAGTGGTAAGTTTTATTGAAAATGCAAAAGTTGCCGGACTTACTAATATGATAAAAAAACTTGCTGATGGCTATAAAAAACAGTTTGACAAACTTGAAACACTAAATGATAAAAAAACTGAAAAAGACAAAACTATTATTGATAGGGCAGAAAAAAAGGCCAAGCAGATAGAGCTAAAAAAAGAACAACAAATAAAAAAAGTTTTAGAAGATAAACAAAAAACAATAGATGTTCTAAAAGACAAAACAACACAAGAGCTTGCCGATAAGATGAAAGAAGAATTCAAACTATGAGAAGTTTATGTATAGTATTATCATTTTTATTATCAGCCAACTGCTTGGCACAAACAGCAGTCGCGAAAGGACAACCATCCCCAGCAGATGGCATCTTTCTGACAAAAGAAGAAGCCGCAAAAATATTGGCAGATAAACAAGCAGCGGCAGAAATATGCAAAATAAACAGCGAAGCCGCAGTTGAAAAAGAAAAAAACAAATGCATTCTTGATATGGGTTTGCTAAAAAACGAACTTGATCTTGAAAAGAAAAAATTTGATGAAATAAACAGGTTACGCAATGAACAGGATAAGGTTTTCTTGGATCGGATTGATGACGGCGGTGATAACGCATATTATTTTTTTGGTGGACTCGCTGTTGGAACAGTAGTTTCAACTGCTGCCATAGTGGGAACAATCGTATTGATAAACCAGGTTCAAAAATGACTACTGACTGGGATAAAATAGCCGCAATAGAAAGAGCCGTAAAAGAAAAATACGGAGAAGATGCTATTGCAAATCCAAAGGCAAACTGGAACGAAGAAAAAGAAAAAGATTACATAGAACAAGTAAAAGAACAAGCCCAAGTTGTTAGACAAAAGGCCGAAAAACAAGAAATAGTTGAAGAAAATGGGTTTTTAGTAAAGAAAAAACTATTTACTACCAAAACCACCAGGGTTTGTCCGGTCTTACAATGTGGGCGTTATTCTTTTAGTGTAAAAGATGATGTTTATATGAATAAGTTTGGATGTTGCCATGAGTGTTTTATAAAGTATATTGAAGGTCGCGAAGACCTTTGGGAAGAAAGAAAGAAGGTGATTACAAATGGTAGTTGAAAAACTCGAAGAAGTAGCGAAAGCACTTGAAGCGTGTAAAGCAGATGCAGTAAAAGTTGATAAAGGCAATCGCTCGGCAGCAACTCGTCTTCGTAAAGACGTAGCTGCACTTGCAAAGATGCTAAAAGAACTTCGCAATGCTGCTCTGGAAAAAGTTCGCGAAGTAAAAGCAAAAGAAGACTGAACCATACAAGGAGATGATAATAAATGGCTGAACTAATGGATGTAATAAGCGGTATTTCACAAGTAATGGCACAAACATATGATGGCGCTACTGATAAAGACGGTAAGGCAATCAAAGCAGGTCTGCGCCGTGAAGAAGTCCCAGCATTTACCAGTTGTGAATGTCGTCTCCTTGATGGTTTTCGTGCTCGGGTAACACATCACGCAGCAAAAGATGGTTCTTTTCCTTGTTTGATAATATCTTATCATTCAGAACTCAAACTTGAAGAAGCACACAGTCCAAAGCTTGGTGAACAAGTTGAAGAGCATATAGCAGAAGCACTAAAATATCTAAAAAAAGAATTCAAAAAAGTATCAGGCAAAGAACTAAATGTTGAAAAATATGGTGAAGTAAAAATGCTTGTTGAAGAAACATCAAGAATCCGTGTTTTTGTAACAGCACAATGTCATTACAAGATAAAAGATGTTGACATGCCAAAGCTTGAAGATCAAAAAGATGTTGAACGCAGCGAACAACTTCAAAAATGGCTAGCATTAGGTGGACTAAAGAAATGAAAATAACCAAAGCAAGACTGCTGCAAATCATTCGTGAAGAAGTTGAGCTTCATGAAAAATATGTTGAAGAAAATGTTCTTGAACTTGACGAAGAGGCTATTGAAGAACTTTCAAAAGAAGCCGGCGAAAAGGCTATTGAAGATGAAATAGATGCCGATAAAGAATCCGGAAGTCTTGAAGAAGTTGAAAAAGTAAAACACAAAGGTCAAGAATATAAAGCCTCGGCGTCCACTATGAAGGCGATTCGTGGTGGTGCCGGTGGTGCTGGCAAAGTAACACCAGCAGAGTTCAAAAAAGCAGTAAAACAAGCTTCAAGTTGGGCTGATGACCCAGAAGCAGTTGCTGCAGCCGGTAGAATAGTTGCTAAAAAGAAAGCCGGAACCATGGAAGATAAACTCCTTGACCCAGAAACAAAAGATCCAGTCAATGGCACGAAACCAAAAAAATGATATATGAGTTATGTTCTCACAAAAGATCAAGTAAGGGAAGAAGTAAAGAAATGTGGGCGTGATCCCACATACTTTATTACAAACTATTGTAAGATCGCTCACCCAGAAAAAGGCTTGATACCATTTAGTTTATATGGCTATCAGCAAGATACAATAAAAGCATTTGAAGACTATCGCTTCAATATAGTTCTAAAAGCCCGTCAGTTAGGTTTATCAACCGCTGTTGCGGGATATATTGCTTGGATGCTTCTTTTCCGCAGACAAAAAACTGTTCTTGTTGTTGCCACAAAGCTTGATGTTGCTGCCAATCTTGTAAAAAAAGTAAAAAAGATGATAAAAAGCCTACCAGCTTGGATGAATATCGCTGACATATCAATAGACAACCGAAACAGTTTTGAACTAAACAATGGCTCGTGGATCAAGGCATCTTCAACAAGTGAAAGTGCTGGCCGTTCAGAAGCTCTAAGTCTTCTTGTTATAGACGAAGCAGCATTCGTTGAGGGCATGGAAGACTTATGGAAAAGTATATTCCCAACACTATCCGCAGGTGGTCGTTGTATAGCTATTAGCACTCCAAATGGTGTTGGTAACTGGTTCCATGAAACTTATATAAATGCAGAAAATAACTCTAATGACTTTCACGCTGTAAAGCTAAATTGGGATGCCCATCCAGAACGAGATCGTGACTGGTTTGAGGCCGCTACTCGTAATATGAATAGACGAGATATAGCGCAAGAATATGAATGCTCTTTCAACGCATCCGGCGAAGGCGTTATAAATTCACAAGATTTACAAGAAATAAGAGAATCTGTTTTAGAGCCAAAATATCGCACAGGTTTTGATAGAAACTACTGGATATGGGAAGAGGCAAGACAAAACTTTTCTTATCTTCTTGTTGCCGATGTTGCTCGCGGAGATGGAAAGGACTTTTCTGCTTTCCATGTTATAAAACTTGAAACAATGGAACAAGTAGCAGAATATCAAGGCAAAATAGCACCAGATATTTATGCCGACATGCTTTTCCAAACAGGAAAAGAATATAACAATGCTCTTCTTGTTGTAGAAAATAACAATATTGGCTACAATGTTCTTGATAAACTTATAGAAAGAAAATATCCAAATATTTATTTTTCAATAAAATCAACACATGAATTCATAGAGCAAGTTCAAGCAGAAAGCATGACAAACAGTGTTCCAGGTTTTACAACAACCCAAAAAACAAGACCCCTTATAGTGGCAAAACTTGAAGAGTTTATCCGAAATAAGATGATAAAAATATATTCTAATAGAATGGTTGAAGAACTATCTACATTTATATGGAACAATGGCCGCCCAGAAGCAATGAAAAATAGAAATGATGATCTCACAATGTCGCTCGCTATTGCTTGTTGGGTACGAGATACAGCACTTACAACCTCACAACGAGATGTTGAATACACAAAAGCAATGTTTAATGCCATAACTATGGCAAATACTCGCGTTCAGACTAAAATACCTGGCCAGATAGGCTATAATAGCAACTATTCGTTAGACGAAAAAAGAGTAAATCAAAGAGAACTAAAAGAGTTCTACAAAATGTATGACTGGCTATATAAAGGATAAATAAATGGCTGACAATAGCAAACCAATAAATAGAAGCGACTTTCGCAACATAACTCCCTCAAAAAGAGGAAGAGTAAATCAAGATAAGAGTCCATATAATCCGGACAATGGTCTTTTCAAAAGACTTACAAAACTATTTTCTGGTCCTATTGTCAATCGTCGCCAACAAAACTATAAAAGCGAACGTCGCCGTCGTTTAGATAAATACCGTTTTCAGTCAGCACAAGGACAACAGTTCAAAAAGTCTTCCTATAATCCATTTGATTATGTTCATTCTCAAAGCATGGCCAACCAAAACCGTGCTGAAAGATATGTAGATTTTGAACAAATGGAATACACACCTGAAATAGCATCGGCACTTGATATTTATGCCGACGAAATGACAACAAGTAACTCACTGGAAAAGGTTCTAAACATAGACTGCCCAAATGAAGAAATAAAAAACATTCTTCACAGTCTTTATTATGACATACTGAACATAGAGTTCAATCTTTTTGGTTGGTCACGAACTATGTGTAAGTTTGGCGACTTTTTTCTTTATCTGGATATTGATGAACGCGATGGTATTAGAAATGCTATTGGCATTCCTCCATATGAAGTTGAGCGTATAGAAGGTGAAGATGAAAAAAATCCAAACTATGTTCAGTTTCAATGGAATAGTGGCGGCATGACTTTTGAAAACTGGCAAATGGGTCATTTCCGTATTCTTGGAAACGATAAATATGCTCCATATGGAACAAGCGTGTTAGAGCCTGCCCGTAGAATATGGCGACAACTGACTCTGCTTGAAGATGCTATGATGGCTTATCGTATTGTTCGTTCGGCAGAGCGTCGTGTATTCTATGTTGATGTTGGAAACGTCGCTCCAAATGATGTTGAGCAATTCATGCAAAAAGCAATGACAGCCCTAAAACGTAACCAAGTTGTTGATGAAAAAACCGGTCGCGTTGACCTTCGCTACAACCCACTGTCAATAGAGGAAGATTATTTTATTCCAGTTCGTGGTCAACAATCAACAAAAATAGAAAGTCTTGCTGGTGGCCAATACACTGGCGACATAGAAGATGTAAAATATCTACGAGATAAATTATTTTCTGCTATAAAGATACCGCAAAGTTATCTTGCTCGTGGTGAAGGTGGTGAAGAAGATAAAACAACCTTGGCACAAAAAGATATCCGTTTTGCCAGAACCATTCAACGCCTTCAAAGATCTGTCGTAAGTGAACTTGAAAAGATAGGGGTTATTCACCTATTTGTTCTTGGTTACAGAAATGAAGATCTTATAAAGTTCAAACTACGACTAAATAACCCAAGCAAAATAGCAGAGCTACAAGAACTGGAAACTTGGAAAACAAAATTTGAAGTTGCAAGTGCTGCAACAGAAGGATATTTCAGCAAGCGTTGGGTTGCTAAAAAAATATTTGGTCTTTCAGATGAAGAATTTTTGCGGAATCAACGCGAAATGTTCTTTGACTTCAAGTTCAAAGCCGCTGTTGAAAAAGCAGGTTCAGAGCAAGAAGCTGCAGCCGGTGATGCTGATGCATTTGGCGGTGGAATGGATACTGGTGGTCTTGGTGGAGATACTGGTGCCGGTGGAGCAGAAGGTGGCCCCGGTATAGATTTAGGAACACTTACTTCTGAACCAGAAGCAGGTGCTGCAACACCAACAGAAACACCAGCAGAAACACCAGCCGGTGGAGAAGAAGCAGGTCCATTATTGGCAGCACCAGGAAAAAGAGACGACAAACTAACAACTACTCCTGCATCAAGAGGCAAAATGTATATGCCTGTAAAATATCGCGGTGGAGATAGTAGACCAACAGGAGCAAGAACAAGAAGCTATCAGTCAAAGTTCAGTAAAGAACTTGGCGGTGGTTCAATGAGAAATGTTATGGGTTCTGGCGCACAAGAACTATTTGGTCTTGGTAATGGTATTTACGAACAATATGAAAATAGTTATAGTGAAGAGATGTTGAGTGAAGCAGATAAAAAGCAAGACAATAATATTGTTGAGCAGAAAATATTATCTAACAACGACAACTTGAAGCAACTTATAAGTTCTTTGGAGAAGAAAAATGCAACAAACAAAGAAAATAGTGAAGACTAAACACAATAAAAAGCGAAACACTGCTTTTTTATATGAAGTTATTGTTCGTGAAATAACAAATGCAGTATTGCAAAAAAATGAAGAACAAAAAAAGTTTCTTGTAAAAGTTTGTAAGTCTTTTTTCTCTCGCGGTCAGGTTCTGAAAAAAGAACTTGATTTATATCGCGCCGTTCATGAGTCGTATGAAGTTTCTAGCGATATAGCACAAAAAATACTGAATGAAGCAAAATTTCAATATGAACTTTTAGATAAAAAACAAATATTCAACGAACAAACAAAGCTTGTAAATATTCTAAACAAACTATCAAATGGTTCAATATTTAATACTTTTGTATCCGATTACAAAAACCTTGCTACAATATCTCAAATATTCAACAACAGCGTTCCAGTAAAAGAAAAAGTATTATTAGAGTCACAAATAGTTAGCAAGATGACATCAACACCAGAAAGTGCTGAAAAAGATAAGCTTGTCACACTTGATTCCCTAACTTATAATCTATTTGTGAAAAAGTTCAATGAACAATACAGCAACTCTCTTCTTTCGGAACAAAAAGAACTTCTAACAAAGTATGTAATGAGTTTTGCTGATGGTGGAACAGAATTCAAACTATATCTAAATGAAGAAATACAAAGAATAAAAAACTCACTAAAAACAAGCCTTGAAGAAAAACAAATAGCAGAAGATCGCTTTCTAAAAGATAAAACAGTAATGGTTTTGGAAAGAGTAGAAAATTATAAACAAAAAGACATTGACAATTCACTAATAGAAGAGGTCATGAAAATACAAAGCCTTATAAAAGAAATAGAAAGCAAGGAAGAAACAAATAATGGCTGATCTAAAAGTAAAAATAACAAGCACAGATCCGCAGCCAGATCAGGCTTTTGATGATAATATTCAAGCACAAGAGCCAGAAAAGAAAAAACAACTTTTTACAATAAAAGTAAAAGCAAGGCGAACACTTGATGGTAATATTATTGTATCAGATCATCCAGATATTGATATTGTTATAATGCCTGATAAAATGCGTATTATAACTTTCTCAAAAGAAAACTTTGACGATCACATTTACCAAACACAAGATCGCCTTATGAAATATCTAACTAAAAAAGGCACATTAGTTTTTGATAGCATTGCCGCTGGAAATGTATATGGTTCTTTAGAAGCAAAAATAATAAAACCAGCGCAAGAAATGCCAATAGACGATCTAATGTTGATGCTTGTTTCAAAATGGATAGACAGTGAAAAACCATCAGTTGTTTATCAACAAGCAGTTGCAGATGCTTATGCCGATAGTGTTACAGAGCCAAACGATAAAGAAAGCACTGAACTTGGCAAAGTTCCTGCGGCACAAGAAAAAGGTTCAGTTCCAATACATCAAGTTCGTCGTTATGCTTATGGTTTATGATAGTTGATATCATATTGTTTATTTTATCATGTGCCGGCGCAACACAAATATTGTGTTATGGAAGCATTTTAGATAAAATAAGACCAAAAAACGGAATACTGGGAGAACTATTTCGTTGCAGCATGTGCGTTGGCTTTCATGTTGGATATATCCAATTTACATTATTTTGGATTTCAGGTGTGCTTTTGTTTTCTAACTTTTATATTGGCGCATTTGTATTTGCACTTGTTTCTTCATATACCAGCTATATATGTGATAAACTATTTAGTGATGAAGGAATAATGATAAAAATAGTGAATAAATAAAAGTTACGAGATATTTATATTTTGTGAGGTTTATATGAACTTAGTAGATCAAAATATTCGTAAATGGTTTCTTCCACAGACCAATAGTCGCAGATGTTGTAAAGGAAGCTATATCGTGCGGGTTGCGCCCGCATTTAGTTTGTGTATATAAGGGCTTATCGCATGAAAGTAACAAAACAAGAGCTACAAAGAATAATAAAAGAAGAACTTAGTGCAATGACAGAAGCAGGAGAACTTGAAGAAGGTTTTCTTGACAAGCTGCTTGGCAAACAGCCGAGGTTTGGTGATTTTGTTACCGATGATGATGTCAAAAAGAAACTTGATGTAGTTCAAAAAAATCTTGGCGATCTGAGAGGACTAGCTTCCAACCAAGGAAACAAAGAACTCGGCTTACAGGTAACAAAAATATCAAATGATGTAGCAGATCTTTATAGTAAAACAACACCTAAAGGACCAGAGCTAAAAACAATAACTGATAAACCAGAAGATATAACACTTCGCAATGTGATGTCGGCACTTGCCGATCCAAAAAGAAGAAGCAAGCTTTCAACACAAAACTTACTGAATACACTTGCCAAAATAGCGCCAGGAGAAAAACCACCAATGGGCGCCGAAGGCATGGTTGATAGAGCAAAACTCATGGACATAGTCCAGAAAAAACTACAAAACATGCCAGATGTTAGAAAGTATGGTAATGTTGCAGTTCGTGGACGAGGAATGGGACAAGGCTCTATTCCAGTTGCAAAACTAGAAGAATGAGAATATTTCAAAATAAATAAAGGTTTTATAAAATGTCTTTTTCAAAAAAGGAGTTTGATGCAATATTACAAGAAGAAACTATCAAGCTCCTTGCTGAAGAGGGAGTTCAAGAAGGTTTTCTTGATAGAATAAAAGATCTTTATAAAAGATTTACAAAACCAAGACCAAATGCATCACAGGGTGTTGGCAGAGCATTTGCTGGATATAGATATGTCCCGACAGCCAAACAAACAGCAAAAACAACACAGAAGCAAGAACCACAACAAGAACCAGAAAAACAGCAAGCACAGCAAACGGCTCTTGCAACAAAGCAAACAAAAGCTATAGAGCCAAGCGATGTTTTTGTTTCACAAGATAAAAAAACAAAACAGCCATCAGGAACATATGATTTGGGAACTCTACCCAAACTTCCTCCTTCGCAGCAAAAAGGATTGCCACCAAGTCAAAAATCACCAGAAACTATCCAGCCATCTGGAGAACTTCCTTCATCTGGAAATATACCAAAACTATTAGCTGCCCCAGAAAAAATAGGCGTTATACCACAATATCAGTCTCTAATGTTTGATATTGATAAGGTAGATTTTCAAAACTTGAGAGATAATGTCATGTCGTCACTCAGAGGCGCAGAGATATATATAAACAAAAGTAAAGAAGAACAAGCTAAAACAACAAAAGAAGTAGATACTGTTTTGAAGTATCTTGTTAGTACAAAAAGAGTTATACAAAATCCAACTATTGGTCCAATACAAGAAAATACTACAAGACCAACTCCATCTATGCAACAAATTGGTGCAATAAATTTTGATTCTTGGTATGTAAAAAGTCTTATACTAACTACTGAAAAATATTTTCAAGGCTCTATAGGTCGCGATATTATAGCTTTTGTAATCGGTATTTTGTTCAGAGATGGACGTTTAGCAATAAGTCAACGACTTTATAACAAACTAATACATACAAACGATCCAAGAGTTGCTGATATGCCAAGCCTAGAAGATGACAGCGAAAATATACAAGAATCAAAAGACTATAAAAATTTTTATAATAGTTGGAAAAAATATACCAAACCAGGAGTTAGATTATGAGTCAGTTTTTACTTCGTGAATATTTTGAACTCTGTGAAGGCGGTGTATGCCAAGATCTTCTAACAGAAGCAGAAAAAAGCTTTGTGAAAAGTGGCGGTATGATGCTTTCAGGTGTCATTCAAAGAGCAGATGCCAAAAATGGCAATGGTCGTGTTTATCCAGAAAATGTTCTTCGTAGAGAAGTAGAAAACTATAAAAAACTTATTGCCGAAAACCGTGCTCTTGGCGAACTTGACCATCCGGATGAAAGTGTTATAAATCTAAAAAATGCCTCACATATTGTTACAGACATTTGGTGGAATGGCAAAGATGTAATGGGTAAGGTAAAAGTATTATCAACACCATCAGGTCAAATATTAAAATCACTTGTTGAAAGTGGTGTAAAACTTGGTATTTCAAGTCGCGGTCTTGGTAGTGTAAAAGAGCGTGGTGGTCTAACTATAGTAGAAGATGATTTTCAGCTTATTTGTTTTGACTTTGTGAGCGAACCATCAACAGGTGGTGCATTTATGAGTCTTTCAGAAAGTAAAAAAGCACCTAACATTTTCACAAAATCAGATAGAATAAACCGCTTACTAAATGATATTATAGGTGGAAAATGAAAAAAAGTGAACTCAAAGAAATAATAAAACCAATAGTTCAAGAGTGTGTCCGCGAAAGTGTTGAAGAAATACTTCTTGAAAGTGGTTTATTATCAAGTGTTATAAAAGAAGTAATGAAAGGCGCTTTGCCTGTTCTAACAGAAGCTTCTAAAACACAAATAGCAAACGCTTCACAGCCAGCAAAAACAAAACCACAAGTTAATAATGAGTTGATGGAACAAATAAAGAGAGAACGACAAGAAATAGCTGCTGACTTTCGCAAACAAAGTGAGCAAGTTAGCAAAAATCTATCAATGAAAGTTGGTGGAGTTGACGTGTTCAAGGGAACCACTCCAGCACCTTCCCCAGTTCAAGAAAGTGTAGGAAACCCGCTTGGTGGAATATCACCAAATGATCCAGGCGTTGATATAAGCAAACTGTTTGGTGGAAAAAAGTTCAATATTACTTGATAAAGAATACGAGGAAAACATGAAAGTAAGTTTAGATGAAGTTGATGGCAATGTAGAAAAAATGATAAAAAAGTTTCTCAAAAAAACAAAGAAAATGAGAATAGTAGAACAGGTATATGATCGTAAATATTTTGTGAAACCTTCTATGCAAGCACATACAAAACGCAGACAAAAAGCAAGAGCCATAGAAAAAGAAAAGGCTGCTGCAGGAAAAGAAGATTGAAAAAACTACCTATATATAAATGCATATATGTAGGTAACTAATGGCCAATATAATAATAAAAAACAGCGAAATATCAAGCTCTGCCGGGATAAACATTCCTGGCAACTTGTCTATTGCTGGAGACACCGTAATAGGCGATCTATTTACTGATTCTCTTATTGTTAATTCACACACAACTTTTAATGAAGATATAAGCGCAGAACAAGTTATCATTAGTTCTTCTTTCAAAGGTGACGGCTCTCAATTATATGGTCTTACTGCTTCAAATATATCAAACTTTGCAAATGATGTAAGAAGTAAGTTTTTGGCCGGAACGAACATAACAATAAATAATGGAATTATATCATCCACTGGTGGTAATGTTACTGGTGCAATATCTAGTAACGATAATGCTATAGTGCGATTTGACGGCACAACAGGAAAATTAATACAAGATGGCAGCGGCATAACTATAAGCGATGCTGGAGCTTTTGCAAGATCCGGCAGCATGTCATTTACTGCTACGGGAGCAACCTCGGACATTATTATAACTGCTGGCGATGATCTGACAATGAGCGCCAGCGATAACACTATTATTCAGGGAGCCAATACTACCATAGAAGGACTTACAACATCAAAACTTGCCACATCTAATCAAAAAGTTGAAATAACCACTGGCTCTATAGAAATCGTTTCTGCAGATACCGGTGCAGACATTAATGTCACAGCTGCAGACAATATAACAAACACTGTAGGCTATAAATCACAATATAAAATTCGCGACATTACTGTTGGTGATTTATCTACTATAGATTACACAAACATTACGAATACTGTTCGCACTCTTAATCCAAATGGCAATACCGCAAATCCAGCATATAGTTTTCAAAATGCTGCTGGTTCTGGTATGTCTTGGAATAATACAGATGGTGTTTTGGCTTTTTCTCATAATGCATCAAACAAATTCAACATAGGTGCAACAGCAGGAACATCATTAATAAACGGTGGGCCTTGGATAAGATGGGATGCTGGCGGATTGAACACGCCAACATATAGTTTTCACGGTGACGCCGACACCGGCATTTACAGTCCGGCATTGAATAGTGTTGCTGTTGTTCATGGAGGAAGAGAGCGCAGAAGCGTAAGTGGAGATGTTATCACTGTGGATGCAGTGGCTGCAATAATATATACCTATCCAACTATAGCAAACACCGCATATAGCATAATGTATCAGTGTGTTGCCAGACAAAGCACTGGAGCAGTAAATAGTTATATAGGGAATGTTCGTGCTAAAAATGTATCTGGAGTTGTTACTGCCGTTATGAGTCTCACCTCTGCCAATGAAGAAAATATAACTCCAACAATAGGCGTGACAACCAGCGGCACAAACATACTTTTTACAGTTACCGGTGCTGCTTCTACAACTTTTAAGTGGTTTGCTTGGCTTGAAATAATATCTGTTTCTTGATAGTAAAATATCAGTAAATCAAGAATGAAATAATTGCCATTTTCATAGCAAACATCGCTACTGATTTTATATTATTTCAAAACTATTTATAGTTACATTGTTGTCTACAGAGACAACATTGTTTTCTTTATTAGGAGATCCTCATTATATGTCAAAACAAAAAGGTTTTGCAGTTATTTCAGGTTCTAGCACAGTTGTTGCTAAAATCATGGAAAACGGCACAGTAGTATTCGGTCAAGATAAAGCAGTCGACATGAAAGTCAGCGGCTCACTCGTACTTGATCTATCATCAAGTGCAAGTGGCGCAGGTCGTGTTGTTCTAATTGATGCAGCAGGTAGTGCATCATTAGGTAAAGTTGCTGCAGCAAATGTTACAACCAGCGATGGTAGTGATGTTCAAGCAGTTCTAAATTCACTTGCTTCTGGTTCAGCGGCAGATTTTGAATCCATTGATGCTCGCGTATCAGCGGAAGAAAGTGCCCGCGCAGCAGGAGATAGCAGTCTAAACAGCGCACTAAGTTCTGAAGTTTCAGCGCGCATAAGTGCAGTATCAAGTTTAGAAACTGCAGTTGACAACAGAATAGATACGCTCGTCGGTGGCGACGGCACACTATCCGGTGCCCTAAGCACCATCAAAGACATTCAAGAGTTCCTTGATGGCGATGGCGAAGCAGCATCACAACTTGTTTCTGGTATTGGCGACCTGACTTCAAAAGTCAATGAACTAACAGCCAGCGTTGCAAGTATTGATGTTCGCGCTGCAGCAGAAGAAAGTGTCCGCGCTGCAGCAGACAGCAGTCTAACTGTTCGTCTTTCAAGCGAAGAAAGTGCTCGTGCAGCAGGTGATGTAAGTGTAGCAGCAGCATTCTCAACTGCGGTTTCAACTGAAGCCTCAAGTCGTGTTGCTGGCGATGATAGTCTTGCAAGTGCTCTTTCAAGTGAAGTATCACTTCGTGAAGCAGCAGTTTCAACTGAAGCTTCAAATCGCGTTGCTGGCGATGATAGTGTTGCTGCTCTTGTTAGTGCAGAAGAAGCCCGTGCTGAATCTGCCGAAGCAAGCCTTGAAGCACAAATCAGTAGTGAAGCATCTCGTGCTGTTTCAGCCGAAGGTTCACTAACAAGTGCGTTTGCAAGTGCTGATGCAAGTCTTGATTCAAAACTATCAACAAGCATTTCCGCTGAAGCATCCCGTGCTGCTTCCGCAGAAGCTTCACTTGATGCTAAAGTCAGTACCGAAACATCAAGTCGTGTTGCTGGTGATGCAAGCGTAGCAGCGGCATTCTCAACTGCAGTTTCAACAGAAGCTTCAAGTCGTGTTGCTGCGGATGATAGTCTTGCAAGTCAAATCAGTGCAGAAAAAGCAAGAATAGACGCTATCCTTAGTGGTTCAACAGCTGATCTTGATCAGTTTGCTGAAGTTGTTGCATATGTAGCAAGTCTTGATACAACACAAGCTGGTCAAATCATCAGCAGTGTTGCTTCACTAAGTAGTGATATTTCCAGCGAAGCATCAAGTCGCGTAAGCGGTGATGCAAGTCTTGCTGGCGCTCTATCAACTGAAGCATCAAGTCGTGTAAGTGGCGACGCAAGTCTAACTTCCAGACTATCAACCGAAGAATCACGCGCTACTGCAGCGGAAGGTTCACTTGACACCAAGATTGGTTCAGTTCAAACTGCGCTATCAACAAGTGTTTCTTCTGAAGCTTCAAGCCGTGTAAGCGGTGATGCAAGTCTTGCAAGTCAGATCAGCAGTGAAGCTTCACGCGCAACATCTGCAGAAGCAAGTCTTGACGGCAAAGTCAGTGTTGAAACATCAGCAAGAGAAAGTGCAATAGCAAGTCTTGAAAATGCTATAACTATAGACATTTCAACAGACTTCGCTTCAGTTGACACTCGCATGAGCACCGAAGAAAGTGCCCGTGCAGCAGCAGATACAAGTCTTGAAAGTGCTCTTTCAGGCGAAGCATCTGTTCGCGCAAGCGCAGACGCAAGTCTAAACAGTGCACTATCAACAGAAATAGTTGATCGTGCAAATGCTGTTTCTTCAGAAGCAAGTATCCGTGCAAGCGCAGACGCAAGTCTTGAAGCTCGTGTATCAGCAGAAGAAAGTGTTCGTGCAAGTGCTGACAGTAGTCTCAACAGTGCTCTATCAACTGAAGCTTCTTCAAGAGTTTCAGGCGATGCATCAGTTGAAGCCGCTGCAAACAGCTACACTGATGCAGCAGTTGCCGCTCTTGTTGATAGTGCTCCAGAACTACTTGACACTCTCAATGAACTTGCTGCAGCACTTGGTGATGATCCAAACTTTGCTACAACCGTAACAAGTACCATTGCAAGCAATGTTGCAAGTATTGAAGCAGTTGTATCAGGTGAAGCATCAGCCCGTGAAAGTGCAGACGCAAGTCTTGCAAGTGCTCTTTCAACCGAAGCATCAAGTCGCACAAGCGCAGATGCAAGTGTTGATGCAAGAGTTTCTGCAGAAGAAAGTGCTCGCGCTTCAGCCGATGGCAGCCTCGCAAGCCGTCTATCAAATGAAGAATCAGCACGCGCAAGTGCAGATGCAAGTATTGATACTCGTGTATCAGCAGAAGAAAGTGCTCGTGCAGCAGCAGACACCAGTCTTGCTACCGCACTATCAACAGAATCTTCTGCTCGCACAAGTGCCGATACAAGTCTATCAAGTGCTCTATCCAGTGAAGCATCAGCCCGTGAAAGCGGAGATGCATCCCTTGATTCACGCCTTGATACAGTTGAACTAACTTCACTCGTAATCAATGGCACAGCCAATGAAGTTACAGTAAATGGTTCATTTGCACTCGGTGCTGCAAACACCTTTACAATCGGTCTACCAGATGATGTAACCATCGCTGGCAACCTAACAGTAAATGGTAATGCAACACTCGGTAATAGCTCTGCAGATCAAGTAACAGTAAACGGTAAGTTCCAAGCACCTAAGTTTACTGCTGAAACAATCCCAGCAGCTTACACCAGTGGTGATCAATCAGCACACAACGGCCACATGTTCTATCTTGATGCCGCTGATGATGCTGTTGCAGCCTTCCCACAAGGCCAGAAATGGTACTTCTGTGAAGGTGGCGAATGGTTCGCAAGTTCATTCTTTGCAGTCTGATAAGTAGTTTTATATAAACTACAAGCCGGCATCCGAAAGGGTGCCGGTTTTTTATTTGAATCTGCTATTTATTGAGAAAAAACAACTTTTTGCTTCATATTTATTGAAGAAGCGGGCAAGAAATGACTAAAGGCATAAGTGTAGTAAGTGGCTCAACACATGTTCACAAGATATTAAACGATGGAACTGTAAGTTTCAGCGGCTCTATTCAAATAACAGGTTCTTTACTTCCGCAAGGAGATGCAATAAGGACTATTGGTTCTCCACAAAACAGATGGAACGATATATATGCCCAACAAACAACCGTTGGTGCGGTATTTGAAACTGGTTTAACAACACAAGAACTCGCAGAATACCCAACTGGAACTGTTGTTGTTTGGGAAAATGGCAAAGCAATACCTTGTTACAAAGCAGAAGATCATCGTGTTGTTGGTGCAACAATGTACGGCAAAGAACAGCCAATAATATTGGGTGCTGAACATGTTCTTGTTACTGGAAAAGTAAATGAAGGCGATTGGATCGTTACAAGCGATAAACCAGGTCATGGTCGTGCAGCAAAAACACGAACGATATTCGGAACAAAACGAGATTTATTTGGTAAAGTAATAGCTCAAGCACTTGAAAATACTGACGGAGAAAGTAATTTAATAAAGTGTTTTATAAATAAACTATAGTTTTGCCCACAGTTATGGTAAGTTGTCAAAAATAAAACTATTTAGTTCAGTAAAGTGTATTTTAGGAGTATTTTTAATGAGTAGTTCAAAGCTATTAGAACAAGCAATAGTAGATGCACAAGCACTACGAGACTCAGCGTATAAAAGCGCACAAGCAGCACTATTAGAAAAGTTTGCTCCACAGGTAAAAGAAGCAGTAGAAAAACTACTGGAACAAGACGAAGATGAAATGAGTGCCGATACTCCATCTCCAACTGATGCTCTTGCTGGTGGTCAAAGTGACATGCCAACTGTTGACTTTGGTGGCGCTCCACCAGATGAATCAAATAAAGGTTATGTTGCTGGAACTGCTGGTGATATTCCTCTTGCGGCAACAGATGGAGAAAAACTTTGTCCCTGTCCTGATGATGATGAAGAAGTTTCATTAGAAATAAATCTTGCTGATCTTGCCGATCAGTTACAAATAGGCGACAAAGAAGAAGAATCAGGTTCTATGGGATTAGAACAAACTCCACCAGCAATGGGTGGAACTGGTTTGGCAGAAAGTTTAGAACTTGAAAGCATTGAACTTGAAGAAGATACTCTTGAAGAAGAAGCTGAAGTAGACCTAGATGAAGCACTAAACGAAATAGATATTCCAGGAAGTGAAGAGTATTCTTTTTACAAAGATCAGCAACAAGAACAGCCAGTTTTTGAGAAGTTCAAGGATGCGCTAAAAGTAGCATTTGGCAAAGAGTTTGTTGATAAACTTTCACCAGAAGAAATAAGCAATTATATGGATCGCTATGAAATGACTGATGATCCAAGTATGCCACTTGTAAAAAAGAGCGAAGAAGAAACCTTTACACCAGGCTCCAGTGATGAACCTGCAGGTCCATTTGCAGCAACAAAAGAAAAGAAACTTTCTGCAAAACAACAAAAAATAGCCAGTGCTGCTCCTCCAACAGATGAAATAACTGGTGCTGACTTTGCTGCTCTGAGGGCAGATAAAAAACAAATAAAAGAATCAAAAACAACCGAACTACTAAAAGCATCGCAAGTTCTCCTAAAAGAAGTTGAGAGCAAAGATGCAAAAATAAACAAACTCTTGGAAGAGAATAAATCATTCTCTTCCACCATAGAACAAATGTCTGTTGCATTCAAGAAACTTGAAGAAGTAAATCTACTGAATGCCAGACTGTTTTATGAAAATCAGATCTTGAAAAGCGCCTCCTTGAATGAGCGACAAAAAACACAAATTGTCGAAGCTGTTTCCAAGGCTGATTCTGTTAGTGAAGCAAAAACAATATATGAAACACTAATCAATTCAGTGGGTGGTCATGCAAAAGAAGAACGTTCACCAAAATCACTGAATGAAGCGATTAGTAAAAAGAGTTCATTCCGTTTACCTCACAAACAAGCAGAACAACCAGTTGATCAAAATAAAGATCGTTGGTTGAGATTAGCCGGTATCAAATGATACCAAATATATTCACAGGAGTTATAAAATGTCAGTAATCAAAAAATTAACAGAAGGTATCGTAAAGCGTGACCTTGAAAAAGAAGGTGGCGCACTACTCAGTAAATGGTCAGACACAGGTCTATTAGAAGGTATTGGCGATGATCGCGCAAAAGCGAACATGGCTCGCCTACTAGAAAGTCAAGCACAAGAATTACTACGTGAAGCGAACACAATGTCAGGAGGTGATGTAGAAGGTTTCGCTGCGGTTGCATTCCCAATCGTTCGCCGTGTATTCGGTAGCCTAATCGCTAACGAACTCGTCAGCGTACAACCAATGAGTCTCCCAAGCGGTCTAATCTTCTTCCTTGACTTCCAATTTGAACGTGATCGTGGTGCAAACCTTTCAGGTTCTTCACTATTCGGTGGTGGTGTTGTAGGTTCACAACTCACTGGTGGTGTCAGTCTCAGCGGTCCAAATGCTGAAAACTCACTACGCGCTCTAAACCAAGGTTATTCACTACCAACCGGTTCTGGTAACGTAACAGTAAGTGCGGCAATTGCTTCCGGTACTTTCGGTGCTGGTGGTGCTCTTGACAAACTCTGCAAATTTGATGCTGATTTTGTCAGTGGTTCAACCACTGTAGCGGTATTCACTGTTGCCGTTTCGGCTCTCACCAACCTTGATCGCAGTAGTCTTATTGCAATCAATGCAACACTACCAAGTGGTTCACTTGTTCGTCGTCTAACCTCCAAAACAGACTCAACCGGTCTTGTTGATGTTGGTGGTGATACCTACACCCATGTTCGCATTGTTGTTGCAAGCCTTGATGGTAGTGTTAGTGCTGCCGACCTTGCTACAAATGCTGGCAGTCGTGCTGCAAGTTGGCCAATTGCTGATGTTATTGGCAATGCCGGTCTTGATGCTCAAGGTGCAGTTGTTGCTTCACTTGTAACATTTGAAGGCGAAGCCAATATTCCAGAAATTGACATCAAAGTCGACAGTGTTGCTGTAACTGCCAAGACCCGCAAGCTCAAGGCAAAATGGACACCAGAACTTGGTCAAGACCTCAATGCTTACCACAATCTTGATGCAGAAGTTGAACTCACTTCAATTCTCTCAGAACAGATTGGTCTTGAAATTGATCAAGAAATGCTTGGTGAACTTGTCAAAGGTGCTACCGCTGCAACACTATACTGGTCACGTCGTCCAGGTAAATTCGTTGATCGTACAACTGGTCTTGCGATTGCCAGTGGTGTAAGTGATCCAAATGGTGCTGACTTCACCGGTAACGTCAGTATGTGGTACGAAACCCTCGTTGAAACAATCAATGATGTAAGTGCTGCAATTCACCGTAAAACACTTCGTGGTGGTGCAAACTTCGTTGTTTGTGGACCAGAAGTTGCCAACATCCTTGAGTTCACCAGTGGCTTCCGTGCCAATGTTGTTCATGATGATGCCAAGGGCACTATCGGTGCTGTCAAAGCAGGTTCGCTCAGTAAGAAATGGGATGTCTTTGTTGACCCATACTTCCCACGCAACCTGATCCTTGTTGGTCGTAAAGGCAATAGTTTCCTCGAAAGTGGATTCGTATATGCTCCATATGTACCACTACAAGTTACACCAACCATCTTTGGTACTGAAGATTTCGTACCACGTAAGGGTGTCATGACCCGTTACGCCAAGAAGATGGTACGTCCAGACATGTACGGCTTGGTTGTGATCCAGGATCTCTTAGGTTGATCTTAAAATAAAACCTATATAAAGCAAGCCCCTTCACAGGGGCTTCTTTATTTGTTAGAATGTTTACTTATATGCAAGCAATCTATCAAATACGAAACAAAATAAATAATAAAATTTATATTGGAAGCACAAACAATATAAATAAACGATGGAATAATCATAAAAGTAAATTAAATAATAAAATACACGAAAATTCATATTTACAAGCAGCTTGGGATAAATATGGAGAAGAAAATTTTGAATTTTCTATAATTGAAGAAGTAAATGACCAAAATAGAATAGAAAAAGAAATTTTTTATTTGCAAGAAACAAAAAGTTACGAAAGAGATATAGGTTATAATTTTGATAAAAATCCTACAGATAAGAGTGGTAAAAACAATCCATTTTATGGAAAACAACATTCAAAAGAAACTAAAGATAAAATTAAACTAATAGCTAATAATAGAAGTGATGAACTTAAAAATAAAATGGGAGAGAAGAATAGAGGCGAAAATAATAGTTCTGCTAAATTGAATAAACAAATAGTAGAAGAAATAAGAAACTTATATTCACTTGGTAATGAAACATATAAAAGTTTATCAAGAAAATATGGAGTCGGTAAATCAACAATACAAGCAATTATAGAATATAAATCTTGGAAGCACATTTGAGCAAACTCGCCATGTTTCAGGCGGGTTTTCTTTTTGAACTATTCTAAAACTATTTATATTTGTTATGCTGATAATCAGCGGAGGAATAAACAATGTTTTTTTATAGTGAAGCAACAGGTTCATCTGGAACAACAGATCCAATTGAACCAACAGTTATACCAGACACCTATGACCCATACTTTGCAAACGTATCATTATTGCTAAAGGCAGATGGTGCAAACAATAGCACAACTTTTATTGATAGTGGTCCTAAAAATCTTGCTATTTCAAGATTAGGTAATACCAAGATTAGTACCACTCAGAGCAAATATGGTGGTTCAAGTGCATATTTTGATGGCAGCGGTGACTATTTGTCTGTTGCAGCCAACAATGCTTTTGAATTTGGTACAGGTGATTTTACTATTGAGTCTTGGGTTTATTTGGCTAACAATAATATGGCCTATCAGATGGTTGCTTCTATAGCATGGGGCACTACGAGGGCACTACAGATTCGCTACGGAGATGCAGGTTTTGGATATAAACTGCAAGTAACTGTACAAAGTAGCTCCAGTGCCGTTGTCTGGAGCACTGCAGCAACACAGACAACACATAGAAATACATGGGTACACCTTGCCTT